ATCGCACCATTTGTTAAAATTTCTAAACTCGTAAGTGAACTAGCCTATAGCTTAGATTTAGACCCTGATGAAATACTCAATGACCCTGAAGAAGCAGCTATTATGGCACAAATAATAGGAATGCAAAATGCTGGACAAGAAAATGGCAATGAAACTCAACCCGGTGGTCAACCATCCCCAATGGGAGGATTACAAGGAACACCTGAACAACCTCAAGAACTTGGCGTTACAGGAACTGGTGGTGGCAACATCGGAACAGGAAATGTACCGGTTGCAGGGGAAGCTGAATTTACTGGGCAAGTTGGATAACCTAAGTTTAGAAATTAAAGAAGCAATTAATAGAAAAGAGGAGATATAATGTTAGATTTATTAGATACAATTTTAAAAATAGTAGGAGTAGTACCATGGATAGTTTCAATATGTTCAATGATTGCTGCTTTAACACCAACACCACATGATGATAATTTAGTAAGTAAAGCTTATAAAGTTATTGATTGGTTTGCTTTAAATATAGGAAAAGCAAAGGATAAATAATTATGCTAAAAGATGACAGAAAAAAATATGCAGTAGGTGCATTAGCTAAAAAAGCTGCAGGTCTTTTAAAACTTAAAAAAGGTGCGACTAAAGCACCCGGAAGAGCTGAAATGGAAGCTGATTTATCAAAAGAGCTTGAAAAATTAATGAAAGAACATAATGAAAGTTTAGCTAAACTTGATTCAATAAAAGAAACTGGTTCTAAAAAACAACTAAAAGATTTAAAAGAACAAATAAGAGAAGAAACAGAACTAATAATAAGTCTAGAAGAAAATTTAGATGCTATTAGAAATTTTTCACCCGGTGGTAGAAGACCAGAAAATACAGGTGGTTTATTAGAAAGAGAACCTTTTGCAATAGGTTCAATAGCTAAAAAAGGTGTAAATCAACTAAGGGATTATTTTAATTTAATACATTATGAGAGAATGGGAGATAAGCCACTTAGCAAACAAATAGCTTATCTTGAAGGTGAAATGGAAAGTTTATATGAACTTAGAGAAAAAGCTAAAAAAGAAACAATAAGATTAAATAAAGAATTAAATAAAAAAAATATAACTACAAAAGAAAAAAATAAATTATTAGAAGATTTACAAGATTCTAAAGATGAAATTTTTGACATTAATTCTGAACTTGATAATTTAACAAATATATTAGAAGAAAAAGGAGTAAATTCAAAAATTAAAAAAAATACAGGTGGTTTATTAGGAAGAGAATCTTTTGCATTAGGCTCAATGGCTTCAAAAGCACTTAAGAAAATGAAAAGTATGCCTAAAAAAACAAAAGATTTAAAAGTTCAAGACAAATCATTTAGAGAAGAAATAGTTGAACTTGAAGATGAAATGGAAAATTTAATTCAAATAAGAAGAAGTCTTGAAGATGAAAAAAGGCGTAAAATAAAAGAATTAGGTATTCCTAGAACAAAAGCTATACTTAACGATGAAGTATTAGAAATAGAAGATAAAATTGTAAGTGTAGATTTTGAAATAGATGATGTAGAAGATATGTTAAAAGATTTAGGAGTAAAACCAAGCGTGAGCAATTTTATGGAAAGAATAAGAAATAATGAAGGTGGTTTATTAGGAAGAGAATCTTTTGCAATAGGTAGAATTGTTAAAAGAGGATTTGAAGCTGGTTCAAGAACAGCACAAATTAGAAAACTTGAAAGAGAATATGACCGAACTTTAAGAGAAACAGAAAAGCTTAGAAAAGAATTAAAAAAAGCTAGAAAAAATAAAAACATGAATCCTGAAGAATTAGAATTTTTAAGAGAAAGTCTTCGTATGGATGGTGAATATTTAGTATCTCTTCAAGATGAACTAAAAATATTAAGAGAAGGAACTGCTCCTAGAGGAAAACAAGGAATTAATAGATTTGGAGATGATGAAGGATTTGCTGAAGGTGGTAGAGCATCTTATGCTTTAGGTTCAATAGTTAAAAAATTTATTAAACAAGCAGAAAAAAACAAAACTAAATTAAGAAAAAAAGAAGGTGCTGAATCTCTTTTAGATGACTCAACTGACATGGCAAGTAGAGGTACTATAGACATGGAAGATGCTATAAAAATGTTAGATGATGGAGAAGATGTTGCAAATGTTGAAATGTTTTTAATAGCTAGTGGTTATACTAAAAAAGATGCTAAAAAATTAATTGATATTTATAGAACAGATATTGATGTAGCAAATCCTAAAATGACCCAAGATGAAATATTTGAAGAGTATGATAGACTAAACATGAAAGATGGTGGTCCGGGAATAGAAGCTCTTAGAAAAGAAGCACCTGAAGTAGTTGAAAGAATGGGTTATGAAGATGGTGGTTCTATGAATGACCAAATGATGATGGTTATGAATGTAGAACCTATGGAATCTGATGAAAAAATGGAAGATAACTACACACAATTTATTATGGAAGAAGCATTAAATGATGAAGAAGAAGATATGCTTATGTCCAAACTAGAAAAAGATGAAGAGCTACAAATGTTATTTGATAAAGTAATAGATGTAGCACAAGAATTTGCTGGGTCTGGTCCTGTTGAAGGACCGGGTTCAGGAGTCTCTGACAGTATACCTGCAAGGTTGTCTGATGGAGAATTTGTCTTTACTGCAAAAGCTGTAAAAGAAATCGGAGAAGACAAACTAATGTCTATGATGAAAGAAGCTGAAGCTGCTGCAGATGAAAGACAAGAAATGATGCACGGAGGTATTCCTCATATGGATAGTGGAGAAAAACAAATATTATCTGATATTGCTAGACCACAAGTAGTCAATCAAGGTGCTAATGTACTTGAAGAAGATGAAATGTCTAAAACAATAAAAGGTAATATGGTTAATCCTAATGTCCAAAATGATTATGTCCGTAGCTAAAAGCGATAGAGCTACCCTATTAGCGTAGGCACTCTATCATATTGTAACCTTGAGGCGACCTTTACAAGACAAGCCCTGCATGTCGACAACGCAGCTACCTTGTTAATGAAGCCCTGACTAGGAGAAAGAAAATGACTAATGAAGTACAAAAAGAGGAAACGCCAAATCCTTATAATAAAAATAAATCTTGGCATACTGAAGATATAAAATCTTTTGAATCATCAGAGGGATTATACTTTGATAAACCAGAAGACAAAAATAAATTATTTAAGTCTAATGATATTAACGAAGCAGTAGACCCAGATAATGTTGATGTAGATGGTTTGGAGTCTAAAAAAGATACTCCTTATAAAAGACCAAATTACAAAAAGCGTTATGATGATTTAAAAAAACATTATGATTATAAACTTAATGAGTTTAAAACTAGAGAACAGGAACTTTTAGAAGAAGCTACTAAAAATAGAACTGAATATAAAGCTCCAAAAACTGTAGAAGAACTAGAAGAGTTTAAAAATAATTATCCTGATGTTTATGAAGTTGTAGAAACTGTTGCACATATGCAATCGGAGTCTAAAGCAAAAGTTCTAGAAGAACGCCTTAGTAAACTTCAAGAAAGAGAAAATCAGTTAATACGACAAGATGCAGAAAAAAGATTAATGGATAGACATCCTGATTTTGAAGATATTAAAAACAGCGATGATTTTCATGAGTGGGCAAAACAGCAACCTTTAGCTATCCAAGATTGGGTATATAAAAATGCTAATGATGCCGATTTAGCTTCTCGTGCTTTAGATTTATTTAAAAGAGATATAGGTATGGATGTTCCTAAAGAAACTAAGTCATCTTCTAAGACTAAACAATCTGCTGCAGATATGGTTTCTACAAAAACTACAACTGTAGAACCAAAGCAACAGAAAGTATGGTCTGAAAGGGAGATTGCTGCCATGAGCATGGATGAGTTTGATAAGTATGAAGAAGACATATCAAATGCTATGCAAGAAGGCAGAATCAGAAAATAACTATTATAACTTAAAGGAGAGAGTATCATGGCTCAATTTTTTGAACCCTCAACCGATACTAATGCTAACTTTGCAAACTCTGTAAGTGGACAAGCTAATAGTTTCTTCCTACCTAGTATTTATTCTAAAAAGGTTTTAAACTTTTTTAGGAAGAGTTCAGTAGTAGAAGCTATTACAAACACCGACTATGCTGGTGAAATATCTGCTTTCGGAGACTCTGTAAAGATTATTAAAGAACCTGTAATTACTGTGGAAGATTACACAAGAAATACAGATACAACTGAAACTAGACTAACTGACCAAGAACTTACTTTGGTTGTTGATAGTGCTAAAGCTTTTAAATTCATCGTAGATGATATTGAAACTAATATGTCACATGTTAACTTCAAAGAAGTTGCTTCATCATCTGCTGCATATGCATTGAGAGATTCATATGATGCTGCTGTTATTGCAACTATGTTCTCAGGAGTTTCAAGCTCATCACCTGACCACGTGTTAGGTAGTGACAATGCTACTGATTTAGCTGCTGGAACTTTTGATGGAACTGGTAACCTTGATATAGGTTTTGGTTCTAGTGAACATGACCCAATTGACGTTTTAGCTAGAATGGCAAGACTATTAGACGAACAAAATGTTCCTGAAGAAGGAAGATGGTTTGTTGCTGGTCCTGACTTCTACGAAGTTCTAGGTCAAGCTTCATCTAAGTTGCTATCTGTAGACTTCAACGCAGGTCAAGGTTCAATTAGAAATGGATTAGTATCAAGTGGAAAACTAAGAGGATTTGAAATGTACAAATCTAACAACATTGC